TAAAACATGATTGGGAATCTCTTAGAGCACTTGTCTTGGAACACGGAGTTAGGAACTCAACACTGTCCGCACAGATGCCATCGGAGAGCAGTTCCGTTGTGTCAAATGCCACAAACGGAATCGAACCTCCTAGAGGATACTTGTCCATTAAAAAATCAAAGAAAGGACCTCTTAAGCAGATTGTTCCACAATATGGGACTCTAAAAAATGCTTACTCTCTTCTCTGGGATATGAAGGACAATAGTGGATACATCAAAATTGTTGCAGTAATGCAGAAGTTCTTTGACCAAGCAATTTCTGGTAACTGGTCTTACAACCCACAACACTTTGAAGGTTCTGAAGTTCCAACAAGTGTGATGGCACAAGATCTTTTAACTACATATAAGTACGGTTGGAAAACATCTTACTATCAGAACACCTACGATGTTAAGACAGATGAGGTTGAAAGTGATATTGAAACACCAAATACCCAATTAGACACATTAATTGAGGATATCATGTCCTCAGATCAGGAGGAGGCTTGTGAAAGCTGTGCAATTTAAAACAAATTCTACAAGGAGATACAAAGTGGTTGATTCCATGACTGTATTTAATACAGAGAAAGTAGACACTAAAAAGCAACCAATGTTTTTTGGTGCACCTTTAGGTGTTCAGAGATACGATTCTTATAAGTATCCTGCATTTGAGAATTTAACTAAATCACAACTAGGATATTTCTGGAGACCAGAAGAGGTATCCTTACAGAAGGATCGTGGTGACTATCAATCACTAAGACCAGAACAAAAACACATCTTTACATCTAACTTGAAGTATCAAGTGATGCTTGACTCTGTACAGGGTCGTGCACCTGGCATGGCGTTTGCACCCTATTGTTCCCTACCTGAGTTGGAAGCATGTATGAATGTATGGCAGATGATGGAAATGATTCATTCACGTTCATACACATACATTATGAAGAATGTGTATTCAAATCCAAGTGAAGTATTTGATACCATACTTGAAGATGATCGGATACTGGAACGTGCATCAAATGTCACTGGTGCTTATGATAAGTTTGTAAATTCAGCACATCAGTATGATCAAAGCAATTGGTGGAGAGAGGATTGGAAGGGTAGTTACAACTCTGAACTTGAAAGAAAAGAATTAAAAAGAAAACTTTATCGTGCTGTTGCTAATGTCAATATTCTGGAAGGTATTCGTTTTTATGTTAGTTTTGCCTGTTCCTTTGCATTTGGTGAACTTAAACTTATGGAGGGAAGTGCAAAGATCATCTCCCTCATCGCAAGAGATGAAAATCAACATCTTGCTATCACCCAAAACATTTTAAATAATTGGAGAAAGGGTGATGATCCAGAAATGGTTGACATTGTAAAAGAGGAAGAGCAATGGTTGATCCAAGCATTTAAAAATACAGTAGATGAGGAGAAAAGATGGGCAGAATATCTTTTCAAAGATGGAACTATGATTGGTCTAAATGACAAACTACTACAGCAATATGTTGAGTGGGTTGCAAACCGTAGAATCAGAGCAATCGGATTCAAACCAATCTATGATGTACCTGCAAGGAACAATCCATTACCTTGGACAGAGCATTGGATTAGTTCAAAAGGATTACAAGTGGCACCACAGGAGACAGAGGTAGAGTCCTACATTGTCGGTGGTATTAAACAGGATGTGAAAAAGGATACCTTTAGTGGATTTAAGTTATAACACAGGAAATATATTTCCTGTACCAATACATGTTTTTGATATCAAAAATTTTAAACTTTATCAAAAAGATTTAATAGATTATGCTTATACTTTAAAAAGTAAAGATGTAGATACTCCTAACAGATCTAATGTTGGTGGATGGCAATCTAGGACTTTTCATCTTAATGATGGAGATGATAAATTACATAGTCTTTTAATGGACTGTATAACATCATTACCTTCATTAAAAAAAGATATAAACCTATATGTAAAAGCTTGGGTTAATATTAATAGTCCTGGTTCTTTAAATGTGCAACACAGTCATCCAGGTTGTGATTTATCTGGTGTTTTATGGATTAAATGTCCTAATGAATGCGGTAATATTTTATTTTATTCACCATCTTGTTTTGAAACATTTCAAGAAATAGAATCATATACACAAGAATTTAAAGATAATAATAACTATCATCATAATTATTGGTTCCCTCCAATAGAAGGAAGGATATTAATTTTTCCTTCTCATTTACAACATGAAGTAAAGAAAAATTTATCTAATGAAGATCGTATATCCGTTTCATTTAATATTAAATTAGAAAATAAAAAGATTGTATGGTTAGAGTAGTTGACTATATAAAGAAATGATCTTTATAGGATGGAAGTTGATTATGAAAACCCTTGGATTTACGAAGGTAATCCTTTTACCTCTGATGATATTGGCGACTACTATGGGTTCGTCTATCGCATCACCAATACCACCACTCAGAAGTCCTACATCGGAAGAAAATACTTTTACCAGAAGAGAAAACCCAGAGGAGGAAAGAGAAGAGTCACAAGCGAGTCAGACTGGAAACGATATTACGGAAGCTCTGACGACCTTAAACAAGATATTAGAAGCCTTGGTAGAGACTCTTTCAGAAGAGAAATCCTCTCCCTCCACACAACCCTTGGAAAAGTAAACTACGAAGAGACTAGACAATTGTTTCTTCATAATGTCTTAACAGAAGCACTTGACGACGGGACACCTATGTACTATAATAGCAACATACTCGGACGTTATATGCGTAAAGATTATGGCAACTTTGAAACAGACAGTGAATGAAACATATTATTGGTCACTTGACCGAGTGTATGAACTTTGTTCTCGTGATGATTTTGAAGAGATTGTGAATGGTGATGCACTTCGTCAAGAATTTGATGAGTGGATTAATGCAAATAACAAAGATCTAGACGAAGAAATTATCTCTCTTGCCTATATTGGGGAAGGAGGCGAGTATGACATATAGTTTATTGATTAAATAATCATGTTACAGAAAATTGTAAATGGAATCGCTATTGCAAGTGGTGTTGTATCTCTCACCGTTGTTGGTGCTGCTGGTTACGTATTCATACGTAAGGATGCGATTATCGACAACATCAAAAGCAAAGTAATGGAATCAGTTCTACCTGGTGGACTTTCAAATCTCGGCACTGGAGCACTTGGTGGAGCATTAGACATACCAGATCTTGGTGGTAATCCTATGGCATCTCCTGATGCACCTACACCAGATCTACCTGCAACAGGACCTTTATCACCTTTTTAGTTAATATAAAGTTAAGATTGCTATATATAAATAGTCGTCTTAATTTTTATGGCTGAAGAAGTAAAAAAGGAAGAACCTAAAAAGGTAGGACCACTCGGTAAGTTAAAAGAACTCGCAGAGGACAAAGAGGAGCAGATGGAAATCTTCTCCACTTTTGTGCGCTTGGGTATCTTAATCTGGAGTGGTGGAATATTGACATTGAATTATGTTTCAATTCCTAACTTCCCTCAGAAAAACATTGATCCAACTTTCATAGCGAGTGTCTTCACAGGAGTCCTAGCTAGTTTTGGAATCCAAACTGCAAAGAACAAAGATAAGGGTGCAGCTGCAAAACAAACACCACCTATATCAAAAGCAGATATGGAAAAACTAATTGAAAAAGCAGCAAACACTGCACCTGCACAAACCATTCGTATCGAACAAGCACCTATGGTACTTGCTCCTACTCCTAACAAAAAGGCATAATGGAAAAGAAAGAGGTGAAATGGTCTAAGTTATTTGCACTTGGATTGGGTGGAGTCGTTGGACTCTCTTATCTTGGAATGATTGGAACTCTCATAAATCGTGAGAGTAAATTACCAAGTATTAATGTGCCAGTAGGACCTTATACAGCATACGAAGCAGAGGTTGGAAAAGAAGGATATAGAATTAAATATCGTGCAAACGATCCTCTAGTGATGCATGTGGAACGGGATAGTAACACTAAGGGTGGCTTTCTTGGATTGGCTAATAACAAAGTTAAAACCATCGAACAATACACGATGGACGGTTCAATTCACACAAGACCGCATAGTTCATCAACAACAATCGCAGACGGAAAATCCGAAGCATGCATCAAAGCAATCGGAGGTGCAGAAGGAACAGGAAGACTCGTCGGTTCAAGTATTGGTGCTAGTGCTGCTCCTGCTCTGTCTAATATTCCCTTTGTTGGTTGGGTTGCTGCTGGTTGGGTAACTATGTTCTCAGGTAATCAAGGTGCTGAGATTGGTGGTCAAATGGCTGAGGATCTAAACAAAGATTGCTAATCAATAGTGTGTAAATGGACACATGATTGCGTAAAAATATGTCTCTGTTATACTAAATATTAGTGTACTGGAGTTGAAACTATCATGTCCCATTACGTAATTGGTTATCACGACCTACAAAACAATCATTACGAAATCTGCGAGTACGCAGATGACGCATACAACGCAATAAAACAAGCAAAAGAGGACTTGCCTGATATGAAAGCAAGTCCTCTTTCTTGTGAGTATTGTCTAAAAGAGGATTAACTATGGCATACAATGTTACAGCAATTGATGTAGAAGGAAATAGTTCTACATTTGAATGTGAAGAGGATGAATATATCCTTGATAAGATGGAGGAAGAGGGTATTGATGCTCCTTTCTCTTGTAAGGCAGGTGCTTGTTCTACCTGCGCTGCAAAAATTACAGAAGGATCTGTAAATCAGGAAGATCAATCATTCTTAGATGATGAACAGATAGAGGCAGGTTTTGTTTTAACTTGTGTTGCTTATCCTACATCAGATGTCACAATACAATTAGGTGCAGAAGAAGAACTCTACTAAAAAGGAGGATCAACATGAACGGAAGATTAGACAAGGTTGCTATGACTAATAAACTCATGCAACTTAAAAGAGAACTACATTATAAGTGTGAGATAGGAGAGAAAGGAAAATGGGAGTGTCAAGGAGCAAACGAATATCTCAATAGAGTTTTTGATGTATTAGATGAATATTGGCAATGACCAATAGATTTAAAGAAATACTTCCCCCTCATGTTGAGGAAGATAAATCTCATCCAGAGTTAATAGCACTGGGCATCATGTTATTAGGTATACTTATCATTGATATAATGGGTTATTATCATGGTAACATGACATTACTTGAAACCCTAAAAAATTTGTGATTAAATAAAAGTAATTACAATACTTTTATGCTATCAACACAATATCGTCTTCGACTTGAAGGCATCTGCAAAGCAATCGCAGCAGGACAAGAAGTAAGTTTAGAAGACATGATATGGGCAGAGAAATTATCAAAAGCAAACACATCTGCAAGAGGCATGTTAAGTTCAGCAAGAAGATTAAAAACTGATGATGATTCAACTTTTCTTAAGTACTTGGATATAGGAGACTCCGATCCAAGGAAACATAAAAGGGGTTTCAGAGGAGCAGATGATATAGCAGATTGGTTTAAGAATGATAGATCAGATGACTGGAGACAGCGTGACTGAATATGAAAAGAGAGCACTCGATCCATGTTGGCAACACAAACAAAAATGTATTGCCATGTTCACCCTTGATTCACACAACACTTCGTACCTATATCGAAGAGAAGATAGAACATATTACTGGCAGCATTGTCGAAAGGAAGCGGAAGACGATATCTTCGTAGATGTTGATGATTTACAATTAGATATGTTTGGAGACCCATACTTATCTAAGGACTTTATCATGAAAGCAATCCTATAAGTATAAATACTTATAGAGAAAAAGAGGCATTATGAAAGACTTACCAATTAAATCAACAACTGTTTTATTTGGAGTAATCTGTATAGCAGTTTTTACTTCTATTAATTATGCATGGGTATGAAACAATTTAATACATGGGTGTTAGACACCACAATTTACATCTTAGACTTTCTCTACAGAGGTAGAGAGTTTCAAAGATTTTGGGTATTAGAAGTTATTGCAAGAGCACCCTACTTCTCATTTATTAGTGTGTTACACTTTCGTGAATCTCTTGGACTTCGAGGAGAGGATCACATATACTTAATGAAAGAACATTTCTATCAGGCACTCAATGAAACAGAACATCTTGAAGAAATGGAACTTAGGGAAGGCAATAAGTATTGGATCGACAGGTTCTTTGCCAAGCATCTTGTTCTACTTTATTATTGGATCATGGTTGCTTACTATCTTATCAATCCTATTAACGCTTATGATATTAACATGAAGATTGAAAAGCATGCATATGAAACATACGTTAAATATAGTGCATGGCATCCAGAAGATACAAAGATTGCAGAGATTGCACAGGATGAATTAGATCATTCAAAAGAGTTAAGAAAAGCAATGTTGATGATTGCATAATGGAAGTAGTTCATAGTGTAAATATTATGATTTTTATACTATTGATTTCTGTATCAATTGTGATATACTATATACTGAGATACGATCATTTTTTCCCCAATGACTAAAAAAGAGAAACCCCGTGAGTATGCAAAAGACAGAATGGAATACTTTCGTGAGTTTCATAGGGTGATCGCACCAGTGGTTGTCTTAAAAAAGGATGAATAAGTTAGCAATAATTCCAATATTTTTTCTAACAATGTGTGGCACTGCACCAATAACAGATGATCCTGCACACGCATTTGAGTTAGAGATAGAAGAGAGTCAGTGGAATTATGTTTATGATGCGATAGAATATATTAAGGCAGGTGAAAGAGAGAAGAAAATGACCGATCCTACTGACGTTATAAATAAAGCACTAATGGAGTTTAACAATGGGAGCAATGGTTCCACCGAGCAGAAAGAGCTGCTACAACTTCCGAGTGACGGAGATTAATCGTGTTCTTGACGGGGATACTATTGATGTCACCATTGATCTTGGGTTTGATCTATACAAGAAAGAAAGAGTTAGAGTTGCAGGAGTTGATACGCCAGAGAAGAGAACAAGAGATCTGGAAGAGAAGGCACTGGGAATAGATGCCACTAACTGGTTGAAAGAAAAATTAGAAGGAGCAATTGATGGAGATGATGAACTCACTATTAGAACTGAACTCAAAGGTGGCGTGGGTAAGTATGGTAGGTTGCTTGGTTGGTTATACATTGGCGATGATGCTTTATCACTCAACGAAAAAATGATTGATGAAGGATATGCATGGGCATACGATGGCGGCACAAAACAAAAAGACTTTGAAGAACTACGTGAGATACGTAGGTCTTTTGGCACACTATTAGAGGGTTAAAATGAAAGCACTTAAAGCATTTAACGGAGGTCTATGGGCATTCCGTTTAGTATTTGCAGTTGTCGTAGCAGAACTTCTTATCGTTGCAGGTGCAGTGGTAGGATGTTTTGAAGAGCAGATCTGCTCTGATGCAGACACACAAGCAATCAAAGAAACGATGCAGGGTTTAGCAACTAAGTCATTCGCATTATATGCTGCCGAAAAAGGCATCAACTCTAATTCTAAGAAAGAAGAAGAATGAAGAACATTTTTAATATTATGTCAGCAGCATCGTTCGCAGGTGTTGTATTTCTCATTGGTATGACTGTCTATGCTAATATGACAAGACAGGCACGTATTGATGAGAACCGAGAGTACATCAAAGGTGTCATAGAGAAACAGGTTTATCAATCAATCCAATTAACTATGCCACCAGTGACAGGTAAAGTAAATGTCGGAAATAAACCAGATTAATATTCCAAATGTTGTAATACCAAAGTTTGGTACAAATGAGGTATGGTTAAATGGTGTGCCTTTTGTTCCAAGTAATCACCCATCTGTAACCACACAGATTGGATTTCCGATTGTAGAAATACCTGGTTGTGTCAAGATGCACAAGGACAATCAGGATAAGGTTTCAGGTTTACCTTTTGACAAGGACTTAGTAAACCAAGATGAAGATGGTGTTACAACTCTATGTCCTCATGGTGAGTATCCAACATATGATGCGATGGACTATACACCAGAGCAATTAATCATACAAAGAGAAACTCCACCACCTCCTGTTTCACCACCACCAGAAGTTGATCCACCAGAGGTTCCACCCACTGGTGACTTAGGTGGTAAAGAAGAAGTTGCTTGTCCTGGTCCTGGTCAATTAAGAGTTGGTGATATTACACAGTCAGGTGATGAAAGAGTAATTGGTCACGAACTGAGTGCAGATGGTAAAATTTGTACTACCTTGTATGAACCAACCACTGCAGTCGAAAAATTCCTTCCCTCTACAAATCAGGCAACAACAACACTTGCAGTCGCAGTGATTGCAACAGCAGGTGCAACAGCGACACCTATTATATTAAGAATAGTCAAACCAATAATTACAAAATTATGGAAAACCTTACAGAAAAAATTAGGTAAGAAGGTTGATCCTCCTACCCGTGCAGAGATAATATCTAATGAGTATCGTCAGAAGAAGGGTCTTCCTCCTCTGAAAAAGAAATAGACATATCATTTAAACCTTTGACTTCTGATGGAGTTTCAATTATCTTTGGTGTTGGTTGAGTGAAACCATCCCAGTCCTTTTTAATATCTTCAACTTGTCTATCAACATCTCTCATTGTATTTTCAATTTTAACGTTAATCCATACTTTTTTAAGATATGCAATAAGTCCTAACGCAAGAAAAGAGATGGGAAACTTTTGTTTCTTTGCCCATCTCTCTGCTTTCGCATACCAAGGATCTACACCCTTGCCAAATTGTTTTTCAAATTCTACCTTCATGGATTTCCGATTGATATCTCCTTTAGATCACTTGCATCACCAGTTGGTAATGTAGTTGGTAATGGTTTATGTTCAATCTTATGAGTATGCTCTGCAACAACACCTGGTGGATTGACTAATACTACGTCAGCACATACCTTATAATATGGAGATTGTGGATGGAACATAATTCCTGCCTTCATCAATTCACCACAGTTCTTTAATCTTGCAATTTCAAAGTCTAATCTTTTATTTGCTACACTCTGTTCCATCAATGCAATATTAGCGGCAGCTGCATCTTTACACTGTTGTTGTAAGTCCTTATCTAATGGTTTTGACCAAGTTGCAGAGATACCTAATGATACTGTACTACTATCTTTTTGTCCTGTACGAACTGGTTTATAATACAAAATTTCACCTGGATTATCGGGTACATCGTCATTATTTGCGTCTACATTATTATACACAGGATCCATCCATGTCTCTTCATAGGGACGTTTGATGGCGATATTACCTGTTAAGAACGGTGTAACGTTCATGGTAGGACCTTGACACTGTATGCCATTTCCATAAGTATTCGTTATATACGGACCTTGTAAAACCTGTATAGCTTGATTTGTGACGCTTCCAGAACTGTTTGCCACTGGATTTGCTGTCGCAGAGACACCACCTATATCACTCGCAAATGTAGGTGATGCAGAACCTAACAAACAAATTGAAATCAGTTTGAGAAGGTGCTTGTTGTATTTGTGACGCTTTGTATAGTTGTTGTGCGATTTATTATTGTGTGATTTGAAAGACCTGGACCAGAATAACTTTCTGTAAATTGAAAGGCTTCTCCTGGCGTTGTTATTGTGAAGTTTGGTTTGTTGTTGATATCCAAATTCGTCCATGTTGAAGTCACTCCATTTAATGTATTACTATTTCCTGTTGTATTCGGAGCAGAAATAGTATTCCCATCGTGGGATATATTTGTACCAGTTATCACATATTGATATCCAGTATCATAATTCATTGAATTAATTGTTTCAGTTACGGTAGATGTTGTCTCCGTGTTGCTGGTCATTGAGCCCTGGGTAAAATTAGGGACTACAGGAACAGCATTCGCAGTCCTCACATTCGCAAGGGCAGACACACCCACAACAATCGCAAGTAGTCTCCTCATTTGTCATTAGTTAATTGTCAATTCGTTTACAAACTGTCCAGTAGCCACAGTACCTGCACCACCTGCTGTTACTGTAATGACACCAGCACTTGTGATAGTACCTGCTAATGTATCTTTTGTACCAGCTGCTGTTGATACCTGACTTGAGAAGTTACCAACTTGACCCACTGTTGGAGCTGATGTTGATACTGCATCACCTTGGATGTATGAACTCGAAAAGCTGAAAGCTGCACCTGCTGTATCTTGAGTTGCTGCGATTGTACCAGGAGCATATATGCCTGATGTGATAGTTCCTGCAGATACTGTACCTGCTGTTGTACCATCTGTAGTATCAATGTTTGATCCTGAGATCGTATATGTTGATCCAATTCTATCAACCTGTGTTGCAGCTGCGTTTACACTTAACTGAACACTGCTTGATAATTTATGAGTTAAATCTGCCATTGCAGGTGAACTAAAACCCGCTAATAATAATATAGGTAATAGTTTTTTCATCTGTAAATGTACCTATTGATATAGCTTTATTTAGCGTCCAAATATTTCCATATTATAACATTAAATTAAAAGCTTGACAACTGTATCAACATACACTATAGTATATTTGTTGGACGCAACATGGGAGTGACTGAATAAACTTACTGGCAACCGCTGGTTAAGGTGATGAGACACAGGTGGTGCTGCTGCTCGCAAGGGTAGAACCGATCAACCAATCGGGTCTCAGGCAATAACGTATTTACTTACTGTAGTAATGCCCGTTATTTGTCGGTACACAGGAATCCGACCTCCCTCTTTATTTTTGATAGATACATGATAAACACAACTAATAATATGAAAATCTTTTTAGACACTGCTGATACTGAATTAATTAGAAAGTATTATGGAACAGGATTGATTGATGGAGTCACCACTAATCCAACTCTAATTATGAAAAGTGGTAGAGATCCAGAGGAAGTATATCAAGAGATTGAAGATATTGGATTGAGAGATATAAGCATGGAAGTGATGGGTGATTCAAATGAAATGATTGAAGAAGGTATTCGACTTGCCACAAAGTTTCCAAACTCTGCAACGATTAAAGTTCCTTGCACACCTGACGGGTTGCTTGCCTGTGCAGAACTATCAATGAAGAACTTAATTCGAGTTAATGTAACTTTGATCTTTGACGTTGCACAAGCAATACTAGCGGCAAAAGCGGGTGCAGCATATGTTTCACCTTTTGTAGGTAGATTAGATGATAATTCAATTGCAGGTTTAGAACTTATTAAAGATATTGATACGGTCTATAGAGTGCAAGCAATTCATAAAACAAGAATACTATCAGCATCAATCAGATATGTGAATAGTGTATCTCAATCCTTTGCAAATGGAGCCGATATTGTTACGATGCCTCCTGCAGTATTTGATAAAATGTATCATCATGTTCTTACTGATAAGGGATTAGAGATATTTGAAAATGATTGGAAATCAACACAAACTGTATAGCTTGACACATTTTTGATCCCGTGGTATACTAAATACCATTACATAAACGAAGGACTCGAAAGATCGTAACCCTGCGTAGAATGTAAAAATCTTGTCGAAAGATTTTCCATCCGCAGGTTTTTTATTGCTTGCGAGATACTTTTAAAAAAAAACATGACTAAACTAACAATCGCTGCAGTAGCAGCATCTCCATTCCTATTCGCTGGTGCAGCCTTTGCTGGTCCATACGTTAATTTGGAAGCAACTGGTTCATATCCTGATGGTGCATATACTTCTGGTGGACTAGAAGCAGTAGTTGGATATGAAGGAGAAACATCTAATGGAATCGGTTGGTACATTTCTGGTGGTCCTACAGTAACTCATACAGAAACTGCTGATGAGTTCGGTGATGTAGAACTAATCGGATACGTCGGTGGTTCTTATGATAAGTTCTACGGAGAAATCTCTGGTGTTACTACACCTGCTGATGAAATTGACTGGTCTGCAAAAGCAGGAGTTAAGTTCACTTTCTAAGTTAAAGTAACGACTTTACAAAGACCTCTACATAGTAGGGGTCTTTTTTTATATAATGAATTTACTCAAACATCCGTTGTTTCAGATCAATATGATATTGGTTTGT